CAACTTACTCTCGATACGTTAAAAGAAACCGGTGCTTTTACCGGGCGTCCCGTGGAAAAAGAAATTAAGTGGAAAGGCCGTAACGGGAAAGAGCATATCGCAACCGTCTATGTGCGCCCGATGGGCTACCACACCACTAAAGCTGAACTGCTGGCGTACAACGGGAAATCGGACCCGATTGCTGAGCGCATTGCGGCGCATATTTGCGATCAGGACGGAGCCCCAGTGTTTACCGCGGCTGACATTCTTGGAACTGCTACCCCGGAGCGTGGGGCGCTGGACGGCCCAATCGTTATGGCCCTGCTGGCTGCAATTCATGATGTAAATGAACTGGGAAAGACTACGAGCTAACCGGCGAGGATGAATTCTGGTGCGAACTGGTGATGAACGGCATCGGCGGCCGCACCATCGCAGAGGCTCAGGAGCGGATGAGTCGCAGGGAATTTCTGGTTTGGCTCAAATACCGTGAGAAGTACGGACCGCTCAATATCATGATGCGTACCGAGTGGGGGGCTTCGCTGGTGGCTTCTGTCTTGGCTAACATCAATAAGGCAAAGAACACGCCGCCGTTCAAGGTAAGTGACTTTGCACCGCACATCAACGAAGCGCCATTATCTCTGGAAGAAGCTATGAAAAGTTGGCATTGATGACTTTTAAATCGCTGCAGTGATCACTATCATCAGTACGACAATAACCACTGGGATAGGGATATGAAGAAAATAGCGATTATGTTATTTGCATTATTGTTAACTGCGTGCGCAGCAAATCCACCTAGCCAAGTTCAGTTGCACTCGGCTGATTATGGGGTGTTACCGGATAACTATCAGCAGCAGATAAAGGATTGGTGGGGAAGGATGTTAAAAGACCCATATTCTGCTCATTATACTTTTGGTACACCAGAGAAAGCATGGTTTAAGGATGGCATTTTAGCTGAATCAGGTGGGGCTATGCGATATGGATGGCTTATTCCGATAACCATTAATGCTAAAAACTCCTATGGTGGATATACAGGTGCTGAAGCACATACTATTTTTTACTCCCATGGGAAAATAGATTCCGCTGATGCTCAGGTGAATGCGGGCTATACGGGAAAAGTTAAATAATTTTAACCAATATATAAACAAACCAAAACCTCGCTTCGGCGGGGTTTTTTGTTGCCTGGAGAAAATTAAATGGCTGGCAAGTCCCTCGGTACGTTAACAATCGACCTGATCGCTAAAGTAGGTGGATTTGTTCAGGGCATGGATAAAGCCGAAAGATCTTCTCAGAAGTGGCGCGAACAGGTAAAAAAAGACGCTAAAGAGGTAAGTTCTTCAATCATTGCTGTGGGGGCTGCAGCGGCTACCGCAGCTGTTGGTATTGGCGCTGCTGGTTTAGCCATTGTCAAAAATACAGCTCAGCAGGTAACAGAGGCAGACCGCTGGGCAAAATCTCTTAAAATGTCCACCCAGGATTTGTTATCCTGGCAATATGCTGCTGAACAAGCCGGTTTAACCGGTGACAACATAGCCGATATTTTCAAAGACATTAATGATAAGGTCGGCGATGCGGTCCTGAATAAATCAGGAGAGGCTGCTCAGGCGCTGGATACTTTGGGGCTTTCAGCTCAGAAGCTGGCTCAGCAATCCCCAGATAAACAGCTGATGGCAATCAGTGAAGCATTACAGAAAATCCCCACTCAGGCCGGGAAAACCAATATTCTAGAAAGCCTGGGTAATGACCTGTCAAAAATGCTGCCGTTGTTCGACAACAACAACGAGAAACTGAAACAGTTTATCCAGTTATCAAAAGATTTTGGTGTCGCACCACCGCAAGAAGATATTGATAACCTTGTTAAGGTTAATCAGTTCTTTCAGGATATAGAGACTAGCGCCCGCGGTCTTAAAATGGAAATTGCTTCGGGGCTGGCTAAGGTTGACCTTACACCATTGCAGGATGGGCTTGATGACATTCGTGACGTCTTCACCGATCCTGCTGTTCTTCAGGGGCTATCAGACCTGGTTGGTGAAGCCATAAGCCTTGCCGGGGTTGTGGGGCGTATTGCTGGTGGCTTGGGGGCCATTGCTACTTATACCCGCTCTCGTATAGGTGCTGTATCTGGTAATTATAATGCTGCTGATGAAGGTGATATTGCACAGCGTATTGAATTCCTTAACAAACGAGGGAATCAAAGTAAGGAACAAAAAGATGAATTAGACTTTTTAACTAAACGTCTTCAATTTCTTCGCGCGATAAAGTCAAGCATGACTCCGGAGCTGGTAGATAGAGGAGCGAAAGGACTCACGTCTCTTCTTTCTGATCTTGGCATTGATACATCTAAAGATAATGATTTTTCGTTGGGGAAAGGGGAGTCTAACCAGAATCAGCCAAAAATAAAATCAAAAAGCAATCCGACTGACAACGCTTTCAAAAGTAGGCTTCTTGATTTACAGAAGCAGGCCGCCCTCATTGAAACAACCGGTAAAAAAACTGCAGAAGTAACCGAGCTGGAGAAGATTAATTTTGATATAACCAGCGGAAACCTTAAAAAATTATCAGAAGGGCAGAAGGAACAACTCCGAACTGCGGCTAAAATCCTTGATTCCAAGAAGGAAGAGTTACGGCTTAATCAGGAAAATGCGAAAGTAGCTGAATATGTTTCAGATCTCGAAAGACAGAATAAGTTAGTCCGCCAAGGGTTTGATAACCAAATGGTTGGCCGTTATTCTGGTAGTCGTGAACGTTCACGCATGCAGGATAATAATGATATTCAGCAAGATTTTGCTTCTCGACAGGAAGAGCTTTTAAATCAATTTCAGTCTGGAGATATTGATAAAAGTCTATACGATAAAAAGAAAGAAGCGCTTCAAAACTCGCTGAATGAAAGGCTAAGAATTCAAGAGGAACACTATAAGAAGTTAGATGAGTTACAAAACGATGGTGTTGCAGGTTTCGTTTCTGGAATATCAGATCAAGCTTCTGCATATTCAAACCTATATGCAAATATGCAGCAAGTAGGTGCACAAACGTTTAGTAGTTTAACTGATATGGTAATTAACTGGGCGGAAACTGGTAAATTAAACGCTCAGGGCTTTGCGGCGACATTCATTCAATCTGTTGGGGCTGCATTACTGCAATATGCGGCTGCTCAGGTAGCAATGGCAGCGTTGAGTGCCTTCACTGCCTGGATTGGTGTTCCCTATGTAGGGCCCGTGGTGGCGCCAACCCAAGCAATAGCTGCGGCAGCTGCTGCTGGCGTGTTCATGACTGCTATCGGATCGGCGCTTCATGGACAGGCTCACGACGGTATCGACTCTGTGCCCGAAACAGGAACCTGGCTCCTGCAGAAAGGTGAGCGCGTTACGACTGCTAAAACCAGCGCCAAACTTGATGCCACTCTGGATCGAGTTGCAAACCAGTCAACAGGCGGCGGCGCGATTTATTCGCCCACAATCAATATCCCCATCAATGGTAACCCTTCCGATGCAACGTTGGCGCTGGTCCGTAAAGCTGCAGATGAGGGGGCAGAAAGGGGATACCGGAAGGCGGTTAACTCAGTCGCAAGCGGTCAGGGTGATTTGCATAAGGCTCTGATGGGGAAAACGACCTCTGGGAGGAAAATTAGCTGATGGCTATCACCACAACGCTTTATTACCCCTCCGCTTACCTGCCTGGACCGCTTAAAGAGAGTTTTGGTTTAATTCCTGTATCTCCTCTGAAACGGACTCAGATGGTAACTGGCCGGGCACGGCAGCGGCGTGCCTACACCTCGACACCAACCCAAACTGATCTGGCCTGGCTTTTTTCTGACGCCCAGGCGCAGGCTTTTGAGGCGTGGTTTCGGGATGATTTATCAGATGGAGCGGCGTGGTTCAACATACCGTTATTAACGCCTGTAGGGCTGAAAAATTACGTGTGTCGTTTCACGGATATTTATAAAGGTCCCACGCCAGAAGGCGGATTTTACTGGAGATATACCGCGCCAGTAGAACTCTGGGAGCGCCCATTGCCGCCGTATGGATGGGGGCATTACCCGGAATGGATAGTCGGGAGTTCGTTGCTTGATATCGCCCTGAATAAGGAGTGGCCGAAGCATGACGCAGATTAAACGCCTCTACGCCAGCAGTGGCCCGGAGGTGATCATTGAAACGCTGCAGATCACCATTGGTTCTGACGTCCATTATCTGTGCCAGGGCTACGAGGGTATTACGGCAACGACGGAGAACGGCGATACCGTAACGTTTACCGCCTGTGCGATAGACATTGCGCTGCCGGCGCGCAATGCGGACGGCACGCAGGACCTCAAATTTGCCCTGTGCAATATCGATGGTGTTGTGTCCACGGCGATCCGCAATGCCCTGGCTAACAGATTGCCTGCATCGCTGACGTACCGGCGTTATATCTCCACGGATTTGGCGGCCCCTGCGGAAGTGCCGTATACGCTGAAAATCAAGTCGGGCTCCTGGACGGCGACAGAGGTGCAGATTATCGCGGGTTATATGAATATCCTTGATACCGCCTGGCCGCGTTACCGCTACACGCTACCTGTATTCCCCGGACTGCGTTATATCAGCTAAGGAATCCCAATGTTTAACCCTGATAAATACCGTTCAGTCACCTGGCTGAAGGGCGGGCGCGTATACCCGCAGCTCGACTGCTTCGGCATTGTGAACGAGATACGCCGCGATCTGAATTTACCCGTCTGGCCCGATTTTGCAGGGGTCACCAAAGACGACGGCGGCCTCGACCGGGAAGCGCGCAGGATGATGCTTACCCTTGAGCGCTGCGAGCCCTGCGAAGGGGCCGGGGTGGCCTGTTATTCCGGATCAGCCGTCACCCATGTGGGGATCGTTGTCAGTATCGGTGGCCTGCTGCATGTGGCGGAATGCAATCCGGGAACGAACGTCACCTTTCTGCCGTTGCCGCGGTTTAAGCGCCGATTTGTCAAAGTGGAGTTCTGGCAATGACCATTCGTTTTTATCCGTCCCGGCTTCCCGGAGAACCACTCGAAACGCATGAGCATGGTGTAACCAGTATTCGTAACTGGCTGGTGGCAAATGTTGAAGGCTACGAGGATCGGGATGTCCCACCGCTGACCGTTGAGGTTGAGGGGCAGTCAATTCCGCCAGGCGAATGGGCTATTTTCGTGATTCGCCCTGATAGTGATGTCCGGCTTTATCCGGTGCCTTTCGGGCTTGAGGCCGCGACAATTGCCTGGATAGGAGTGGGCATTGCCGTCGCATCTGCGGCTTATTCATTGTTCATGATGAGTAACATTGATGCCGGCGGCTATATGTCATCCACAGGTCGAAGCCTCGACCTGAACCCCGCTAAAGGAAACAGCGCGAAACTGGGTGATGCGATTCGTGAAGTTTTTGGGCGCGTGCGTATTTATCCGGATTATGTCGTGCAGCCCGTTACCCGGTTTTATGCCGCCGATCCTACGAAAATGCGCGTCCAGATGCTGCTGTGTCTCGGTGTTGGTGATCTGATTTATACCAATGGCGATATCCGGGTTGGCAGTACGCCAGCTTCAACGCTACCGGGATTCAGCAGCACCCATTACCCGCCCGGCGCGGACGTTTCCGGTGATGAGCGCAGCGAAAACTGGGTCAACTCCACCGAAGTGGGCGGGACGTCATCCGGCACCGGGCTGGATATGGCCCAGACGTCGCCGGACGCAGACGACATTATCGCAGACAGCATGACCGTATCCGGTTCGAGCGTAACGTTTACCGGGCTGGACACGGATGATGATGACGATAATGACGAGAACGATAACGCGCTGCCGCCCAGCTGGGTCGCCGGCGCCGTGGTCGAACTGAAAGCCCCGGCGAACTACCAGATCACTTTGGCGGCTGGATACAGTGTTATCGCCAGCCCGCTGCTGACGGAGATCGCGCCGGTAGTAGGTATGCCGGTGACGCTGGGGTTTAACTCTGTCGATTACGATCTGTTTATCGCGTCATATACACCCGGTCAGGCTGCAGTGCCCGGCGCCGGGGGGAGTGCGGCAAAACTCCAGGCCAGTGCGGCCCCGACCACCTACGACTTTTCGACCAGCTCCAGCACATTCACGATCACCTGGCAGGGGATTACCTACCCGGTGTCGCTGGTGGCTAACTACGTCTCGATGTCGGGACTGCTGGCGGCCATCACCGAGGGACTCACCGGCTCCGGCCTGGTTGCGCAGGACAACGGCGGAACTGTACTGATAACCGAGTCGGCCAGTCCGTTCGCGGGTGGGGCGATCACGTCCTCTTCACTGCCAGCAGCTGTTTTCGGTGATGCCCCGGTTTACACCCCCGGCACGGCATCAACCGGCGGCAGCCCGGCGGTAACGGCGAATGTGACACTCGCCTATAACTCTGCCACGGGAACGGCCTTTTCCGGCATGCCGGAGGGGGTGCAACGGCTTTCACTTGCTCACCGCGGGAATGAGTACCGCATTGTCTCTGCCGACGGCACGACGGCGACGGTGGCGCGCCTGGTTTCCGGTGCCGTTGATGAGTCATGGCCGGGATTCTCCGCCCGGACGATGATCGACTATGAGGCCACTGGTCTTAACGACACGCTGAGCTGGCTGGGGCCGTTCCTGGTTTGCCCTGAGAATGAAGTGGTGGATGCATTCGAGGTGAATTTCTCCTTCCCGAACGGCATCTGCGGCTTTGACAGTAAGGGCAAAAAACGGATCCGCCACGTGGAGTGGGAGATACAGTATCGCGTCTACGGTTCCGGATCGGGGTGGGTGAGTCACCAGGGCGAGTATGCGCTGAAAAACGTCAACGGGTTAGGATTCACTGAGCGGATCACCCTCAGCTCTCCGGGGCTGGTAGAGGTTCGCTGCCGTCGGCGCAATGAGCAGGGCTCAAACAACGCCAGGGATTCGATGTACTGGCAGGCACTGCGCGGGCGACTGCTGACGCGCCCTTCATCCTATCCCGGCGTGTCGCTGATGGCAGCGACCGTTGAGATGGGCGGGAAGCTGGCGGCGCAGTCAGATAAACGCGTAAACGTTGTGGCCACTCGGGCCTATGAAACCGGAACGGCCAGAACCATTTCGGGAGCGCTGCTGCATGTCGCGAACTCGCTGGGGCTGGAAATGGATGTCGACACCATCAACGCGCTGGAGTCCGCGTACTGGACGCCACGGGGCGAAAATTTCGATTTCGCCACGGGCGACAGTATCTCAGCGCTGGAAATGCTGCAGAAGATAGCCAATGCCGGGAAGTCCCGCTTCCTGTTGAGCGATGGCCTGGCGACGGTAAACAGGGAAGGGATTAAGCCCTGGACTGGCGTGATCACTCCACATGAGATGGTGGAGGAGCTGCAGAGCGGATTTACCGTACCGTCCGACGATGATTTTGATGGTGTCGACGTGACGTACATCAACGGGACTACCTGGGCAGAGGAGACCGTTAAATGCCGGACGCCGGACAATCCCACGCCGGTGAAAATCGAGAACTACAAACTTGATGGGGTACTGACTCAGGACCACGCCTATCAGATCGGCATGCGTCGCCTGATGAAATACCTTCAGCAGCGGGTGACGTTCCAGACCACTACCGAGCTGGACGCGCTGTGCTACAACACGGGCGATCGCATTGTGCTCACGGATGATATTCCGGGTAACAACACGATTTCCTGTCTGGTGGAGGCGATGACAACGGCTGGTGGCGTGACAACGTTCACCGTTACGGAGCCGCTGGACTGGTCTTTCGAAAACCCCCGAGCGCTGATCCGCTATCAGGATGGCTCTGCATCCGGGCTGATGGTGGCGAGCAGGGTGGGTGATTTTCAGCTGTCAGTCCCGCACCTGAGCGAGTTTGATGATCCGATGAAGGTTGACCTGTCGTCGGCAACCATCGAGCCGATCCGCCTGGTGTTCTGCGGCTCAACGCGCCACGTCTACGACGCCATTGTAGAGGAGATCGCCCCGCAGTCTGACGGAACCTGCCAGGTCACCGCAAAAGAATACCTCGAATCGTTCTACCAGTACGACGACGCCACATACCCCGGCGACGCTGCTTAATACCAAAAAAATCCCTTTCAACTTTTCTTTCGCTCAAACCCTCGTTTGGGCGAACGCCTTCTTTGGAGCAAAAACATGGCCGAACTTAACCCGCCTTTGGGAACGACGACGCCTGAAATATTCCTGGATAACGTCAAGCGCGCTGACGAGTTGGTTAACGGTCCGGCCGGAACGGTTAACGACCGGGCAGGCGAACCGCTCGATACCTGGCGCCAGATGATGGCTAAGAATGACGAAGTTCGGCAAAACATCATCCCGCTCAGTAAGCAGTATCAAACGCTCGAGGCTGCACAGGCGGATATCGCGAATATTCCAGAAGGCAGCAGCACCTATGTGCGTAGCCCGGACAGCAGCGCGCTGGCTGACGAGTACATGAATGTGGCTGGGACGCTGACAGCAACCGGGCGTAGAATGCCTTCTCAAGCGGCCATCCAGGCAGTTCTTGACTATATCTCATCTCTCATTGCTACTGATGATGCTGATTCTCCTTTACTGACACTTAATGATGAGGCGGGGTTTCGTCTGGCGGCATTCGGCCTGAATGCAATTCAGAGCAATGCGATGACGGCTGAATATGATGAGTTTATTGATGGTTTTGTGTTCCGGGATAGCGTCGGATTCGTTATTCAGCAAATAGGGACTCCTCTGCTCAGCTCTGTTGACAGTGTTCAGCCTGTCGTTGAGCAGCAGCGATTGGTGACTGAGGCATTCAGTGCTGAATTTGACGCGGATATTTCTGGTTTTGTATTTCGCGACAGTGTGGGATTTGTCCTGATGAATCTCAATGGTGAGCAAAGCGATCAGAATAACGATGGGGTAGATGACATTTCACGCAGAAATGCAGCAAATCTTGCCGCTGCTGCTGCCGCACGAGACGAAATTAATACGCGTATTGCTCGCCCGGTTTACGATTACAATATTCTGATCACAGACGGCCAGTCGCTGAGTAACGGGACTGAGGGATGGGCAGCACTGAGCAAGGACATTCGCGCTACTCTGAACATTAATATGCTCGGTGACTCCGTCCGGCCAAAAAATGAGAATGGTTCAACATTTACGCCGTTGAACGGAGCTGAAATCAGATCAGCCCGTGCGGTGGTGCAGGATTTAATCGCCCCTCCTGACGGCGGAAACCTTATGACCGATGAGGCTGTGGCCGCACTGCCTCGTGGGGCTAACAATTTCGGTGAAACCGTCGATATCGGCGCGATGTGGATGTGGCGGGAAATGCAGTTGCAGTTCCGGGGGCTGGCAACGGATGAGCGCAAAATTGTGGCTGTCAACTGCGGTGTTGGCGGGCAGATTATTGAACGTCTGTCTAAGGGGCACTCCTGGGGATTCTACAACCGGATCATTTCAGCCGTTACCCAGATTAAAGCTATTGCTGACGCTGAAGGTAAAACCTGCGGCGTGGTGGGTTTTTTATATCTTGGCAATGAATATAACTATGACAGCACAAAAGGAGGGGCGACAGACCGCGCAGAATACAGAGCACTCCTGAGAAAGCTCATTGATGATGTCATTACCGATACTACCGCTATCACCGGGCAGACAGAGCCCCCCCTGACTGTGCTGTATCAGACCAGCGGCAGCTGGACGCGCGACAGCACGAATATGAGCATTGGCGAGGCTCAGCTCGATATCTGTGCAGCAGATGCAAACGTAACGTAA